ATGGCGGATCGATCCTGGGATGACGATGGGCGGGCTGGCGTTGCGGGCGCCGACGGGCTGGACGACCGCGCCCTGAAGGCGGCGTTGGAGGAGGCGGCGCAGACCCTGCGGGCCCTGCCCTCGGCCCGGCGGCGGCCCCGGCTTTCCGCCTGGCCCGACGTGGTGACCGACAGCGTCTCCCTGCTGGCGCCGTCCGAGAAGACGCAAAACCGTCCGGCCCCGCCCAGCCCGCGCGCGATCGACCGGATGGACCGGGTGCTCGGCTGGCTGATGGTGTGCAGCTTGGAGGAGCGGCGGATCCTCTGGGCCCGGGCCTGCCGGGTTCCCTGGCGCCGTCTGGAGGCGGCGCACGGCCGCAGCCACACGACCCTGCGGGCGGTGGCGGCCGCAGGGCTCGGGCGCATCCGGAGATCGCTCACCGGGAAATCGGCGACGGGGACGGGGGCCGCCAGGCTTGTGGCAAGAAAATAGGAAAAAACCGCTTTACAGAGTTTATGAGATCGGCTAAAACATATTTCATCCTGGGAGAACAGCGCGGCGGACGCGGCCTGGCCTCCCCAGCGCGCCGCCGGGGCAGGCGGCGGCGGACCTGGAAATCCGGGTCCGCCGCCCGGCCTTCCGGGACGCCGCCCAAGACATTCGACACGATCCAGACAGCCGGAGGTCCGATGCCGAAACTACGCTGGACGGTGCGGCGGCGCGCCGCCTTCCTGGAGGCGTTGGCCGACGCCGGCAACATCTCCATGGCGGCCCGGGCCGCCGGCCTCTCGCGCAGCCATGCCTATGCCCTGAAGGCCTCGGATGCCGGTTTCGCCGCCGCCTTCGCCGACGCGCTGGAGACCGCGACCGACCGGATGGAGGCGGAGGCCCGCCGCCGTGCCATCGACGGGGTCGAGGCGCCGCATTTCCACCAGGGCAAGGTGACCGGCTCGGTCACCAAGTATTCCGACGCCCTGTTGATGTTCCTTCTCAAGGCCCACCGGCCCGAGCGCTATCGCGACCGGCCGTCCGACAGCCGAGATGCCGATGACAGCCTCGCCGACGAAGTCTCCAACGCCCGCGACGCCCTCGAGGCCCGCCTTGCGAACCTGGATCCGCAGCCTGACGATGGCGGGTCGTCGGGACCTGCTGGCGAAGCTGAGTGACGTCGAGGCGGCGGCCCTGCTCTATGATTGGACGATCTGGGCGCGCGACAAGCAGCTGCCGCCGGCCGGGCCCTGGCGGGTCTGGCTGATCCTGGCCGGGCGCGGTTTCGGCAAGACCCGCACCGGTGCCGAATGGATCCGGGCGCGGGCCGAGACCGGGCAGGCCGGCCGCATGGCGCTGGTCGGCGAGACCGCGGCCGATGTCCGCGACGTCATGGTCGAGGGCGAGAGCGGGTTGCTGGCGACGGCGCCACCCTGGAACCGGCCGCGATACGAACCGTCGAAACGCCGGCTGACCTGGCCGAACGGCGCCGTCGCCACCTGCTTCTCGGCCGACGATCCGGATCAGTTGCGCGGCCCGCAATTCGACGCCGCCTGGGCCGACGAGATCGCCAAATGGCGCTACGAGGCGGCCTGGGACAACCTGATGATGGGGTTGCGCCTGGGCGCCGATCCGCGCTGCGTCGCCTCCACCACGCCCCGGCCCCGCGCCTGGCTGACCCGATTGCTGCAGGACCCGATGACCGCGGTGACCCGCGGCGCGACGGCCGAGAACGCCGACAATCTGGCGCCCGGCTATCTGGAGCAGATCCTGGCCCGCTATGCCGGGACAAGGATCGGCCGGCAGGAGATCGACGGCGAATACCTGACCGAGATTCCGGGCGCGCTCTGGACCCGCGCCTTGGTCGAGGCCGCCCGCGTTCCTCTCCAGGTGCCCGACCTGGCGCGGATCGTCGTCGCGGTCGACCCCGCCGTCACCGCCCATGACCGGTCGGACGAGACCGGGATCGTGGTGGCCGGCGCCGAGGGCGACCGTGTCTTTTGGGTGCTGGAGGATCTGTCCGGCCGCTACTCGCCCGACGAATGGGCCCGGGTCGCCATCGAGGCCTGGCGGCGGCACCGGGCGGACGCGCTAATCTGCGAGGTCAACCAGGGCGGCGACCTGGTCGCGGCGACGATCCGCACCGTCGATCCGGCGGTGCCGGTGCGCTCGGTCCGGGCGACACGGGGCAAGCGGCTGCGCGCCGAGCCGATCGCCGCCCTCTACGAGCAGGGGCGGGTGCGCCATGCCGGCGCCTTGTCCGCTCTGGAGGACCAGATGGCGATGTTCACCGGCGAGCCGGGCCAGGCCTCGCCCGACCGGCTGGACGCGCTGGTCTGGGCGCTGACCGATCTCGCCTTCGGCCGGGCGCCGACCGAGAGCCGCGAATTCCTGATCTGACCCGGCCGCGCCTGCGAGCCGGGCGCCGGTTGGCGAGGACCGCCGATGATCCGAACCCGGGAGGAACCCATGGGGCATGCCGCCGTGCGGGCGTCGGTCGAGTCGTACCTGTCCGCCGCCTGGACCGACACGCCGATCGCCTATGACAACGTCACCTTCACCCCGCCCGAGGACGGTCGCTACGTGGTTGCTTCCCTCGAACCCGGTGAAAGCCGGACCGCGGCCCTGGGCACGCCGGTGACGATCCGCACCGAGGGCCGGATCGTCATCGACTGCCGGGTGCCGAAAGGGGTCGGCTCGGCCGGCGCGCTCGCCATGGCCGACCAGATCGCCGCGTTGTTCCGCTATGTGGCGGTCGGAGCGGCCCGGACCCGCGCCCCGTCGATCCGCCTGGACGGCGCCGCGGCCGAGCATTTCAGCGCCGTCGTCTCGGTCCCCTACTGGTTCGACGAGACCGGCTGACCCGCACGCCCGATCCGCCCACTCCACTCCGCCCACTCCACCCCGCCCACTCCACCTTGGCCCTTCATCGCGAGGATCTGTGATGCCCCGAGCCATGCCGCTTCCGGCGACCGCCCCCGATGCCCGACCGGCCAGCAACGCGGTCGCCCCCGGCGATGCCGCGGATGTCGCGACCCCGAATGCCGCCTGGTCGGCCATGGCCCCGGACTGGGAACTGATCCACGACCTGCTGGGCGGCACCCGGACCATGCGCGGTGCCGCCGAGCGTTGGCTGCCGCGCGAGCCGCGGGAGAGTTTCGAGGCCTATCGCGTCCGCCTCGGCCGCACCGTGCTGTTCAACGGGCTGGGCCGGGCGGTGCAGACCCTGGCCGGCAAGCCCTTCGCCAAGCCGGCGGTGCTGTCGGAGGACGCCGATCCGGAGATCGCGGCGCTGGCCCGGGACCTGGATCTGGGCGGCCGCGACCTGACCGTGTTCGCCCGCGACGTCCTGCGGGCGGCGCTGGCCGATGGGCTGACCCATATCCTGGTCGACTATCCCGCGGCACCGCAATCCGGCTTGCCCGAGACCCTGGAGGCGGAGCGTCGGCGCGGCGCCCGGCCCTATCTGGTGCAGGTGCCGGCCCGCGACCTGATCGGCTGGCGCACCCGCGCCGACGGGGCCGGTACCCGCCTGGACCGGATCCGCATCCGCGAGCAGGCGGTCGAGCGCGACGGCATCTGGGGCGAGCGTCGGGTCGAGCAGATCCGCGTCCTCGAACCCGGCCGCTGGGCGCTCTGGCGACGACGGTCGGACGGCCCGGGCGAACGCTGGACGCTGCATGCCGAAGGCGAGAGCTCAATGCCGGAGATCCCGCTGGTGACCATCTATGCCGACCGCACCGGGTTCCTGACGGCGCGGCCACCGCTGATCGATCTCGCCTGGCTGAACCTGGCGCATTGGCAGTCCAGCGCTGACCAGCGCCACATCCTGCATGTCGCCCGGGTGCCGATCCTGTTCGGCCGCAACCTGAAGATCGGCGAGGACGGTCTGGAGATCGGCCCGAACCGGCTGGTGCACGGCGACGGCGACGGGGCCGACCTGAAATATGTCGAGCATTCCGGGGCGGCGATCGAGGCCGGACGGCGCGATCTCGCCGATCTGGAGGACCGGATGGCGGTGATGGGGCTCGACCTGCTGGTGCGCCGCACCGGCGGGGTGACCGCCACCGAGCGCGCGATCGACGCGGCCCGTTCCGACAGCGCGCTCGCCGCCACCGTGCGGTCGCTGGAGGACGGGCTGACCCAGGCGCTGCGCCTGGCGGCCGGCTGGCTCGGCCTGCCGGCGGAGCGGGCCGGGCGGGTCACGCTGGATCGGGACCTCGGCCTCGACGACACGGCCAGGGCCGAGATCGACCTGTTGCTGAAAGCCCGGCTGGCCGGCGAGATCGAGCGCGACGTCTTCCTGGCCGAAATCCGCCGACGGGGCGTGCTCGAGACCGCGCCCGCGGCCGACCGACACCCGTAAGGTACCGAGGAGATCCGTCATGCCGCTGCCCGCTTTCGCCGAGACCCTGGAAGGCCTGCCGGAACCGCTCCGGGAGCATTATGTCGAGACCGAGGATGGCCGTTTCCGGCTGGACACGGACGGACTGGAGGACGTCTCCGGCCTGAAATCCGCACTGGAGAAGGAGCGCACGGCCCGGCGCGCGCTGAAGGCCGAACTGGCCGCGCTTAAGCCGTCCGACGAACCGGCCGCACCCGAAGCGGACGAGGCGCCGGAAGCCGAGGCCCCGAAAGCCGAGGCCCCGGATGCCGAGCCGGAACAGCCGGCCCCGGAAACGGCGGAGCCAGACCAGCCGGACCCGGACCCGGCCGCCGACCCCGTTCCGAATGCCGAGACCGAGGCGCTGCGCCACGGCCTGATCGCCGCCGAGGCGCGGGCCGCGGTGCTGGCCGCCCGCGGCTCGGCCGAGCTGCTGTTGCCGGTGGTCCTGCCGCGGCTGCGCGTCGCCACGACGGAGGATGGCGGGTCGGTGGTGCAGGTGGTCGACGAGACGGGCGCGCCGCTGCGCCAGGACGGCGAGGGCTCCGCGCCGCTCACCGTCGCCGACCTGATCGACCGGTTGCGCGCCGATCCTCTCTACGCGCGCGCCTTCGACGGGTCCGGAAAGGCCGGCAGCGGCGCGCCCACCGCCGGGCGCGGCGGTGGCGGGGCGGTCACGGTGTCGCTGTCGGACCCGCGCTCCATCGCCCGGCATGTCGCCGACATCGCCGCCGGCCGCGTCCGGGTGGTGTGAGCGGCGTCTGGCACGATCCTTGCCTGGATCTTGGGTGCGTGGACCGGTCGGGCGAAACCCGGCCGCGTTCCGCCTCGCGACCGGAAAGTTTCCGCACCGAGGGCCGGGTCGTGTCGCAAAACCGGCTACCGTGTCGCCTAGTCCCGTCGGCACACGCGAACCAAGGAGGGACAGGATGCGCCAGATCAGGGATGAACAGAAACCGATGACCCATGACACGCGCCCAGGCATGACCCGTCGCGGGTTCCTGCGTCGGGTCGGCAACACGGCATTGGGTGTGGCCTTGGGGACCGCCGCCGGGCTCGGCGCGGTCGCCGGCAATCCGGCCCTGGCGGGCCCCAGCTTCGCGCTGCCGGCCCGATCGGTGCGGGGGGATCGGGCACGCAAGGGCTGGTCGGCGGCCAATGTGTCGGTCACGGTCATGACCGCCGACGTGAAGGCGGTCCGCCAGGTCGACGCGGCGCGCTACCAGATCATGGATGCGGTGGAGGAATTGGTGGCCAGCCAGGGACCCCGGCTCGTCGAGCCCGGAGCTCAGGCCGCCCTGCGCCGCCAGATCGCCGATCTGGTCCAGCGGGTGGCACCGGAGGGCAGCGTGACGGCCGTCAGCTCGGTCGGCCTCTCGGTGTATCGCTGACGCGGACTCAGAGACGCCGGCGCTGATGCTCGATCGCGCGGGTGAGGATCTCCTGGTCCTCGCCCTCGGGCAGGGTCGCGACCAGCCGGTCCAGCCGGGCCAGCGTCTGGCGCGCCGGCCCGGCGGCGCCGGCGTCGATCTGCGTCTGCGCGAGCGCCAACAGCATCTGCCAGCCCGGCGGTACTGCGTAACCCTCGTCATTGGGGATCAGCGGCGCCAGTCGGGCGGCCGTGTCGAACTGGCGCGTGGCGGGGCCGGTGCGGCCGCGCGCCCAGAGATCGCCGCCCAACTGAATCTGCGCCAGCACCACGGAATAGAGCGGCTCCAGCCCGCCGGCCAGCTGATCGAACAGAACCAGGCCGTGCCCCGCCTCGTCGGCGAAGCCAAGATCGATCTGCGTGACGATCAGGTCTGCGAGAAAGGGCAGGGCGCCCGCCGGCTCGGTCTGGGCGGGCAGGGTCCGATGGGCGATGGCGATCTCGTCGGCGAGAACCGTTGCCGCCATCTCTGTCGCCCCCCGGCGGTCCAGCCCGCAGGCGATCAACCGGGTGTTGATCAGATCCGCATTGCCGGGCGCCGACCCGCCCGGCCGGGATGACAGCCGGATCAGCCGGTCCACGCCCGCTTCAGCTTCCGAGCCGCCGGCCACGTCATAGGCGGCGGTGACGGCGTCGCAGACGGCCCGGTCGTGGCCGGGCATGCCGCATTCCCGCGCGATCTCCGACTTCGCGCATTTCGAGACCACCGGCTCCGCCCCGGCGGGCGCCGCGAGGGCGAGACCGGCCACCGCCAGCAACCCGAGACAGGGACCGAGGACGCCATGAACGCCTCTGGAATGGTGATGAACACCTGGCGCGCGCCGATCCAGCGCTGGAGCGTGCCGTTGCGCGGGGTCGCGATCCTGGGTGGCGGCGTTCCGGTTCACATCCATGTCACCTTGACTCCACTGTCCTCGATGCCGGGGCCGATCCTGGGCGAGCTCACCTATTTTGACCGGAACGGGCGCCGGCGAGTCGAGACCTTCTATGATGAAATTCGCGTGCAAGGCGATCCGGACGGCGCCTTTCAGCCCTCCGTCCGGGTGAAGAGCCAGACCCTCAATCCTCAGGCCGTGCGGGTCATGATCCGGGTCGGCTGACCGCCGGATGCCGTGCCTTGCCGTCCGGGAGACGGCCCCCGACCCGGACGCGGGACGCGCCGGTCGCCCCATCCCGACCGAAACCCAACCACAGAAAAGGAGTTCGCGATGGCGAACGACCTCTCGGCCGTCATGCCGAAGATCCTGGCGCGTGGCCTGATGGCGCTGCGCGAGCAGGCGATCATGCCGCGTCTGGTCAATGCCGACTATTCGGCCGACGCGGCCAAGAAGGGCGACACGATCGACGTGCCGCTGCCCAGCGCGATCGCGGCGACCGACGTGACGCCCTCCCACATGCCGCCGGCGACGGAATCGACCAGCATCAGCACCGTGCAGATCGCGCTGAACAACTGGAAGAAGGCCGGCTTTCACCTGACCGACCGCGAGCTGCTGGAGATCGATGGCGACGAGAGCTTCGTGCCGATGCAGATGTCGGAGGCGGTCCGGGCGCTGGCGAACGCCGTCAACGCCTCGGTCCATGGCGAATATGCCGGCATCTTCGGCTTCGTCGGAGCCGCCGGCACCACGCCCTTCGCCAGCTCGGTCGACGCCGCGACGGCGGCCCGCAAGCTGTTGAACAAGCAGCTCGCCCCGCGGGAGAACCGGCGGGCGGTCTTGGATTTCGACGCCGAAACCAACGCGCTGGGCCTGCCGCAGTTCTCCGATGCCGAGAAGGCCGGCTCCGCCAGCGTCAAGATCGAGGGCGAGATCGGCCGCAAATTCGGCATCGACTGGTACGCCGATGACGGCGTGCCGGTCCACCAGGCGGGCACGGCGTCCGACGACGCGAGCTTCGCGATCACCACCGGGGCGCCGGGAACGGCGGGCGACGCGGCCATCGTGTTGAAGACCGACACCGGCGCGCCGACCGTCAGGACCGGCGACGTGCTCCGCTTTGCCGGCCATGGCCAGAGCTATGTCGCGACCTCCGGGGCGACGCTGACCGGGGCGGGCGTCTCGGTCCCCGTGGCGCCGGCGCTGAAGGCGGATGTGGCCGACAATGCCGACGTGGTGGTGCAGGCGAGCCATGTGGTGAACGTGGCGTTCCATCGCGATGCCTACGCGCTGGCCATGCGGCCGCTGGCCGCCGGCCTGGCCGATCTGTCTCTCGGCAACCGCATCCTGTCGATGACCGACGCCAAGACCGGCCTGTCGCTGCGCCTGGAGGTCAGCCGCCAGTACAAGCAGACGGTCTGGGAGTTCGATGTCCTCTGGGGCGTCAAGCTGGTCCGCCCCGAACTGGCGGTCCGCATCGCCGGCTAACAACAGTTTAGCCGGTTCTCTTGGCCGGGTTCGCGTCGTCGGGCCCGGTCGCTTCCCCTTTCCCATCCGATCGCGGAGGCGTCATGGCTTCGTCCCCGACCGCACCCGAATCCGACGATCTGTTGCCGACCGTGGTCCTGGAGCATGCCCGAACCGGTCAGCCGCTGGTCGTCAATCTCGACGACTATCTCGCCGAGAAGGACGGCCGGTTCGCCAACTGGCGGTTGCTCGGCCATGGCGACTTCATCGCCCCGCCGCCGCTGCCGAGCGAGCGGTCGGCCGAACAGCAGGCCCCCCCGCCGCCGCCCAGGCCGGAGCGGCCGCGCCGCCGCCGCAGAGGGCAACGCCGGAGGAAACCATGACCGTCACCGTCGGGACCGACGTCTATCTCGCCGTCGCCGAGGCCGATGCCTATCACGCGGCCCGGTCCGCCTCCGCCTGGGACGGCGCCGATACCGCCGAGAAGGAGGCGGCGCTGTTGCGGGCCACCGCCCATCTCGATGGCCGCTATCGCTGGGTCGGGCTGCTGGCCGAACTCACCCAGCCGCTCGGCTGGCCCCGGATCGGCGCCTATGACCTGGAAGGTCGGCTGCTCACCGGCATTCCCGAGCGGGTCCGGCATGCGACGGCGGAACTGGCGCTGATCGCGCTGTCCCGCCCGCTTTCGCCGTCCAGCCTGGAACGGGGTGGCCGCATCGCCTCGGAACGGGTCGGCCCGGTCGAGCTGCGCTACGCCGCAAACGCGCCGGTGGAGCCCGTCTTTCCAGTGATTGACCAGCTACTCAGGGGCCTGGTCCGCGGCTCCGCCGCAACCGGAGTGCACCGGCTATGAGCGATTTCGAGCAAGCCCTGGCCGCGTCCGTGGCCCGTGTGCTGGAGCGCACCGGAACGGCGATGGCGGTCACCCGGGCGGGCGCGCCGGCTTATGACCCGGGCACCGGCGAGGTCAGCCGATCGGCCACCGTGTTTCCGCTCACCGGGGTGATCGAAGAGGTCGAGACGGGGCATCCGGATGGCAGCATCCGGCGCGGCGACCTGATCGTCACCGTCGCCGCCGAGATATTCGCCGTCCCCGGACCATCGAGCCCCGGACCGTCGAGCCCCGGACTTCCCAACCCCGGACCGCCCGCCCCCGGCGACGAACTGACCATCCAGGGGGTGACGTACCGCCTGGTCTCGGTCGCGACCACCTGGGCCGGCGATCGACCGGCCCTGTATCGGCTGCACGCCCGGCTCTGACCGGTCGCCCGCCGCCCGACCCGATCCAGATCCACCGACCCAAGGAGAAGCACGATGGCCGATACCAGCCGCGCGCGACTGAGCTATCTGGCGGAGACCGTCTGGGGCAGCACCCCGGCCGCCGCCCTGAGCATCCTGCGTTATACCGGCGAGAGCCTGGGCTATGACATCGCCAGCACGACCAGTCAGGAAATCCGCGCCGACCGGCAGATCGCCGACCTGATCCAACGCTCCGCCAGCGCCTCCGGCGGCTTCAACTTCGAGCTCAGCTACGGCGCCGTCGATCCGCTGCTGGCGGCGGCCCTGTTCTCGGCCTGGGAGGCGCCGGTCCTGATCAATGTCGTGGACGACATCGAAGCCTCCGCCGGCAACTCGAACTTCACCAGCTCTGTCACCGACTTCGTCGCCAGCGGCGTCAAGGTCGGCCAGTGGCTGAAGGCCTCCAGCTTCGTC